CACCGAATCCAGAGAGGGCAGAAAGCCCGATGGATAAAGCAATTGAATTCATATTAGCCTCCAACTCCAGTTACGAGATCAAATACTTTTTCCACGGCATCGACAAACCAAACCACACCTTTCCAAGCGAATGGAAGAAGGGCAAGGGTGACGAGCATGGAACGGCAGATGCCGAAACGACCAAGGAACTTGGTCATGCAGTCTGTTCCACACGATGTGGAGCAACTCTCATTAGGGGTTTTTGTAGCCATATAATTCTCCTTATGTTGGCTCAAGAGGTCAGATCAACGACCTCACATGAATCACCTGAACAAGCAAATGTTTGAGTCCCAGATGTATTGTCTGTTTCCTCATAACTAGCAAGTTCAGACCAGTCAACTCCGACTGGCATCTCACTTAATAGGTTTATGTAGGTTTCCTCATCACAGTCTTGATAAGGAGCCTGACGATAACTGTGATCAGAGTGTGGGAGGAAAGAAATACCCGAAACTTGATCGAAATATTTCCAAACCCACGATCCAACCTCCATCCACTCGTCCTCCTTGACGGTGATGGTGACAGATGGTTTATGTTCACACCAGTAGTTTTGGTATGTTCTCCACATTTCAAGTTGCTCCAGTGCGGTCATGTCAGATCGACATGTGGCATTATCTGGGGATTTAATGGGGAATGAGAAAACCATCGTATGATCCGGTTTCATAACACACGGCTCAGCAGGGAATCCCTTGTCAATCATAAATTTGCACAGGGGATCCTTGATGTCCGCTCGGACTGTCCGGATGTAATATGGGCTGTGTCTCGCATGAATACCTGAAGCAGCGTCAACGAGTTGTGAGACCGTGCCTGAGGGTTTCACGCAAGTCACCGAAGCGGACTGGTTGATACCAATCTTTTCAGCGAATTGTTTGTTAACATCGACTGCTTCTACCCGAAGATCGGTAAGCAATTCAGCGAGTCCCAGAGTCTCTCCGTTCGTCAATGGACAATCCATGATTCCCGTCAGAGACACACCAAGCAATCTTTCCTCTTCACAGTTCTTCTTCCACACGGAAGAGAGATACTTGAAGTTTGTCAATGTAGATTGCCAAGTTCCCAAGATTGATGCGAGACGAACCTTTCGCATGAGGGATTCTTTGTCATCGTCAACCCGAATGACAACCTCCGAAAGATTGCAGAATTCTTTGTCTCGTAAGATAATTTCTGAACACGGGTTTGTCCCGAATTCATAATTTGCGTTACGACCAACATGATCGTCACCACGAAGTTCTTGAACAGATGCAACTTGATCCACCGCTGCCTTTCTATTGAACATACCCCGCTCACCGGACTTGCTCTTGTAGAGCGAAACCCATTCATCCATGAAAGTGCCAATCTCGGGCCGTTCTTTGTATGCGACTGAGTTGTTTGCTAATGCTCTCTGAGGATTGGCATCCCACCACTGTCCGGTCTTTGCATCACGCATTCTTTCATCCGTGAGCGAAGAGAGAGAAATCAGGGCAGAGCGACGAACCCCACCAACAACTACAATTTCAGCAATTTTACAGACGATATCGTGGACTTCGATTGAATTAAGTTTGCGACCTGCGGCTTTACTGAAAGAATCCACAGTGAATCGGAATAAGTCCTCAAGGGGTTCTGGTCCAGACGCTCGACCGCCGAATGTCTTAAGTCTTGCTCCAGCAGGTCTAACCTTTGACAAGTCCCATTTTGGAACTTGACCGTTAACGAGTAGCGAGACGAGTTCACGGTATGCTTTTGCCCAACCAAGTTTGCTGTCTTGGACAACAATTGTAGTATGGCTTTCGCTAAATTCTTCAGCGAGAGTGGGCAACTTGTTGACAAAATCTCTTTCAACACTGAATCCAACTCCTGTTCCACACATAAGGACATACAAAATCTCATCAAACGATTTGAGATTGTTCATTGCAACGAATGAACAATTGTATCCAGCGACATTCTCTCGCTCCAGAGCGGTGCCTGCGGTCATCAATGCACGCATGGATGGCATCACTTCAAGGTTGAGGACTGCTGCTCTAAGTTCCTCCACGACTTCTTTATCTTCCACATAATTGTGATTGTCTTTCAGATGTTTTTCAAAGAAAGTAAAGTAGCGATCTACTGTTTCTTCCCATGTTTCACGACGATTTTCATTCTCTAACCACCTGCTATATCGACTAAGATGGATAAAGTCCTGATAAGAACTTGGTAAACTCATATATTGTTTTCTCCTGTTTTGCTGAATTGTCTCTTATGTAGTTCAGTTTGTCAAGTGTTTCCACGAAACTGGGAAATAAGGTTCGATGATTTTTCCAACCGCACTAGCGTATTCACGAATCTCCCACTGAGCGTGATCATCCTTGCGTTGCTTGTAGAATCGAGCGTAAGCGGCAAGCGATCCCGTCCAATACCACTCGGTATACATTCCCTGTGGGAGAACAAATCGTGCTTGTTCTGGTGCAATACCCTTTTCAATCAATGTGTTATAAACATGAAGAGCCGTTTCACATGACTCTCTGTAAATAGCGTCATATAAATTTGTTCGAGTTTCCTCTGTAACGAAGTCCTCACTCCCTTGCTTTGCACCATCGGTTGGCTTTCCTCTCCATGTGGGGGAGTAAAACTCTGGTTCATAAGAAACATAGCGACGGCTGATCTCGTTCTCTACAAATCCTTGCTTGTGTTTGAAGAATTGTGTGCGAATGGAAACGGGTGCTTTGACTCGCAGCGTGATTTGTGGATGAGCGAACGGAGTCCAGTGATTGTGCTTTGCAAGATAACGAATAAGTTTTTCGTCTTTCTCTTTCAGCAACCGCACATCATCCTTATTGTAGGGACAACTTTTTAGTCTTGCAATCGCATCGAAGTCTAATCCCCACTCAGATTCTTTGTTGAACGAAACTCTTGCAGCATTACATACGGTAAGATCGCTACCCATGTGATCCATGAGTTCCACATGTCCTTTATCTAAAACTTTAATTTTCATTGATCGTCCCTATCACTTTTTAACATGATGTAAGTAAATGTAATCATCCCTAAAAATATAAGGGACAAAAGAATTGTTTCCACCACGGGTTCACTCATCTTCATCTTCCTCCTCGTCTTGATCAACATATGTAAACTCTACACCTTCAACATCGGTAAAAGTTTTTGCGTAATCAACTGCCCGTCTGTGTAAACTTTCGTCCATCTCTTTTACATATTCTGCGTAGTGTGTAGAAAATTCAAACACCGCTTCTAAAAACGCTCTTGCTTGATCACTCATACCTTTCTCCAATTGTTAAACTTTAATGAGGCCTCTAAATTGGAAAAAGAATTTTGTGTAATTAGTTCTTCTACCTCTTCTGAATCCATTCCACTTAAAATCATATCATTAACATCTTTACATTTCACGGACGAGGGCCAAATACATATTTTTTTGTCAGAATCAATAAGTTTTTTGTAATAAGAAACTATTTGTTTATTTCTAGGTTCATTATCTAAAACATAAATTATCTCTGCGTCTTGCAAACGCTCTGGCAAATCGGTAATCGCTCCAGAGCCAACCATTGCAACTGCGTTACTCAAAAACATAGAATCAATCGGACCCTCTACAATCATGATTGGCTTGTTGACATCAACATCCCAAAGATTAAACCACAATTTTTCTTCTTCTTTTGGCTTTGCTGTGAAGTATTTTGGTGTCTCACCATCTACAATTCTTCTTCCTTGTGCGGCATACACATTGTCATCTTTGTCCGTAAAAGGAATCACCAGCCGTTCTTCTTCTGGATAACTAACAGAGTCATCAATTAGAATACTCACAAAGTTATTAAAGTTATCGGTGTAAAAGAGTTTCTTGTGCCATTTTTCTGGTATCTTTCTTTCGGCAACAAACTTTTTACATGGGTGTTCATCTGGCAAAAGACTTAACTCTTGTGCCTTAACCTTTCCAACTTTTTTGGATGCGAATGGTTTAAAATCCATCTTTACCTCTTTTTTCTTTTTCCTTGGAGTGAAACTCTCATTAAATGTTTCCATTGTGTATTCATTCAACAAAGACGGGCAAACTCGATCTAAAAAATTCTTAATGCTACTACCAAAGCCACAATTGTGACAGCGATAAAAAAACGAATTACTCTTCTCGTAAAAATAACCTCGACACTTTGTTCGATTCTTTTGTGAGTCACCACATATTGGACATCTGCAATTGGCTAGGGTTGCAGATTTCCATTTAAATCTTTCTAGTTGTCCAGAAACTAGATTGATATATTTTTTGTCGATGAATGATGTCATTAAAATTTCCAATCACTAGAATTCTTTTCAAACTTCTTAGGTCTAAAATCAAAACCATTACCCGGCATGTCTTTCTGCTCATAGTTTGACTCTGCCAAATCTTCATTCTCTTCCGGTTTCACATCAAACAATTTCATCTTGGATCTGTCAATCCCAACAACAAACTTTCTGTTCATCGTTGCACTGTTGTACCGATTCTTTAATTGTTTTACCATCACTTGATTCATCTCTTCCAACTCTTCGGTGCTTGTAATCGCAAACATAAAGTCGGCAGTTTGTGGCAAACCAAAAGACTCAGCGGTGTCTTCCAAACCAACATCGGTGCTGACTGATCCAGTTCTGTTCAGTTGAGTGGCAGTGAAAATAGGAATGTTGTATTCACCAGCGAGTCCTCGAAGTTCTTCTGCAATCGCTTTGACAAAAGTGTATGAGTTCACACTTCCATTTGCTTTCAGTCTAGATGAAGAGCAGATGTTGATGTAATCAATAAACACCATGTCGGGGACAAAACTTTTCTTCAACTTAAGTTCATCCAACAAAACACGAAAGTGATTTGCGTTTGCTGTTGAAGTGGGATACTCTTTGATAATAAGTTTACCTTTTACCTGCTGACTAATTCTATCAACCTTTGTTTGATAAACACTCTTTGGTAATTGACGAAGATCACTCACCTGAACATCGAGCAGATTCGCATCAATTCTTTCAGCGATTCGTTCCTCTGCCATTTCGAGCGTGATGTAAAGAACATTTAAATTCTGCAACAAACAGTTTGCTGCATGGTGACACATGAAGAGAGACTTGCCAACACCTGTCCCTGCCATCACAACATTCAATGTTTTAAGCGGTGTGCCACCACCTGTGATTTGATTGAACAAGTCTAGATCGAACGGGATCTTCTTTTCCTTCCGCTGATAAAACTCATATCTGTCAGATGAATCGTCAATGTAATCGTGTCCAATGTGAGTGTCAAAAGAAACGGCAAGAGCGTCCGACAAAATGCTGGGAAGAGATGTCCATTTCTTATCCGGCGAGTCGCCTTGAAGAATTTGGATTCCCTCACTCATCGCATTAAATATGGCACGGTATTTACAGAAGTCTTCTGTTTCATCCATCAACCAACCCATGTCAACATTTTCTGATCCGTTCAGGTTTTCAACATAGGTGGTGCAGGATTCATAATCATCAGAGGACAACTTATCGTCATTGTCAACGATGATGCCAAGTGCTTCTTGAGTAGGAGTTGTGTTATACTTTTCGATAAAAGTTTTGATGTGCTTGAACACTCGTTTTTCTGTGTTATCAGAAAAATATTCTTCAATCAGAAAAGGAATAACTTTTCTTGCATACTCTTCATTATGAATGAGGTTTTCTAAAATAACCTCTTCTCTTGATTTCAATTCAATCTTCCTTGTAATCTTCCGGATACATCAGTTCATTCATCACAGAAAACAAAATATTTGTGAAGAAATTATTTCTTTCTTCACTTTCCTCTAAGGTAATTTCATTCTCACCGAGGACATCGTATGTGAAAGAAAATGAGGCATGTTCGTTTTCATCAAAAACCATGTCAATGTCTTTAAACTCAACGATTGTTTCATTCAAAAGACCACCGATCAAAGAAATGACCACGAGTCCCTCTTCTTCTTTTACAATTTTAAAAGAAGTTTCATTCATTAATTTTGTGTAATCAATTGTCATATCTAAATTCCTTCCGTGTAAACTCGTCGATCTTATCCAGAACCTCTTGAGTGTAATACTTTTCTGGATCATTGTTGATCTGCTTTTCAAATGCAGTCTTGCCATCAGGCAGTTTGATGCGAGTCGAAACTTTCTCGAACACACCAGCAGCAACGGCAAAGTCAACGAGTCCGTAATACTTGTTCAGTCCTGTCTTGTAGTTAAGTTGCACTGTAACTTCTGAATTTTCTTTCGTCAACCTTCCTTTGAAAAGTTT